AGAGGCAGAGAAGCAGGTCCAAAAACAGTTCGAACGCGGGGAGGTCTCCGAGGAGCAGGTACGAGCCCTGCGGCGTGAGATCATCGAAACCGAGAAAAAATTGATCGGCTACGAGAAAGGCGCGAAAGAAACCGCGAACGAGATCAAGAAGCTGGGCAAGAAAAACAAGGACGCAGGAAAAGACGTAGACAAGCTCGGAGACGAAGCCAAAGACACCGGGAAGGACCTGGACAAAGCAGGCGACCAGGCTTCCAGCTTTGGCGATAAAGTCAAAAAGGCCGGCGGAATAGCGGCCAAAGGCTTCGCCGCTGTCGGTGCAGCCGTCACCGCTACGGTCGGCGCACTTGTCGCAAGCGCGGAGGCGTCCAGAGAATATCGCACCGAGATGGGCAAGCTGGACACCGCGTTCACGACAAACGGCCACAGCTCCGAAGCAGCAACGAAAACATACAAAGAACTGCAGGGTGTCCTGGGTGAAACCGACCAGGCCGTGGAGGCAGCCAACCACCTGGCGAAGCTGACCGACAACGAGAAGGATCTGGAGAAGTGGACAGACATCTGCACCGGCGTGTATGCCACCTTCGGCGCAAGCCTCCCCATCGAGGGGTTGACCGAAGCCGCGAATGAGACAGCCAAGGTCGGCGCCGTCACTGGCCCCTTGGCTGACGCCCTCAACTGGGCGGGCGTGAATGAGGACAAGTTCAACATGAGCCTGGCGGCTTGCAACTCCGAGCAGGAGCGGCAGACCCTTATCATGGAGACGCTGAGCGGCCTATACTCCGGCGCGGCGGACAAATACCGCGAAACCAACGCGGAGGTCATCCGCGCTAACGAAGCAAACGAAGCATGGGCTTCTTCTATGGCAGAAGTCGGCGGGGCCGTTGAGCCTTTATTGACCGACATCAAGCTCCTGGGCGCTTCTCTCCTGTCCGACCTGGTGCCGGGCGTTAAGGAGGTGACCGGAGCCTTCCGGGGTATGTTGAACGGCGACGAAGGCGCCGCGGCAAATCTGGGCGAAGGGCTGTCTGGTCTCATCTCTCAGCTCCTCAACAAAGTCACCGAGCTGGTCCCGGCTGTGGCAGAAGTGGCGATGAGCCTCATCACGACATTGACCACCACGTTGCTGCACAGTCTCCCGGACATAGCAGGAACGCTCATCGACGTGGCCGTCCAGGCCGTGAACGCACTGGCGGCTTATCTGCCTGCGCTGCTGCCTGCTATCGTGACCGCTGTCGTCGGTTTGGTGGGTCAACTTGTCAACAGCATCCCGGCTATTATAGACGCGTTGGTGGCCGTTGTGGACGGCATCATGTTGTCGCTCCCCGCTATGCTGCAGACCTTGGTCGAACAGTTGCCGGTCATACTTATGACCATACTTACTCAGGCTTTGCCGGCGTTCTTGGCTTTGTTTTCCGAGACGCTGCCGGCACTGATCACGTCGCTGGTGGATATGCTCATCACATATGTGCCTGTGGTGGTCGAGACGTTGGCCGGTATGTTGAGCACATTGGTGGAACAGCTGGTGCCTCAGATCGTGGCACTTATCACCGAGACGCTGCCGATGCTAATCGAAACGCTGACCACTGGGCTGGTGTCGTTCGTCCCGGTTCTCCTGGACGCTTGCATCACTCTACTGACCGCCATCGTGGATGCTATCCCGGTAATTATAAACGCGCTCATCCCGGCGCTGCCGTCTATAATTAATACTATTTTAGACGCTTTGACCGATGCCATCCCGGTGCTCTTGAACGCAGCCATCGAGCTTCTCTTTGCGATCCTGGACGCCATCCCGGTGCTCCTTGGCGCTTTGGTCCCGGCACTGCCTGTGATAATCGACACCATCATCAGCGCGGTGATCGAAGCCATCCCGGTGCTCCTTGACGCGGCCGTGACCCTGCTGCTGGCTATCGTTCAGGCCATCCCAAAAATCATCCCGCCATTGATTCAGCAGTTGCCGACCATTATTAGCACCATAATCAGCACGCTTTTGAAGAACCTACCCTTGCTGATAAATGCGGCGATCAAGTTGTTTTTCGGCATTTTGGAAGCTATTCCAAAGATTGTGGTGGAGCTGATAAAGCAGATGCCGACTATCATCGCGGCAATCGTTAAGGGACTGGGCCAAGGCGTGAAAAACGTGGCCCAGATCGGCAAGGACTTGATTAAAGGACTTTGGAACGGCATTAAGGATATGACCAGCTGGATCACAGACAAGCTCGCAAGCTTTGGCGATTCTATCCTTGGCGGAATTAAAAGCTTTTTTGGTATCAAATCACCGTCGCGCGTGTTCCGCGATCAGGTCGGCAAGATGCTGGTCGAAGGCATGGCGGTCGGTATAGAGGAAAACGCAGACGACCCACTCAAAGCTATGCAGCAACTGTCCAACGATATGCTGGGAGAAGCTGAGAGCTTGAACGGCTTGACGCTGGAACGCCGTTTGCAAAACACCTTCGCGGCTCCGGAGACCGTCTCCGCTGCGGAAGGCGGGATGCTGTCTAAGCTGGACAGCATATTGGCGGCAATAGAAAAAGGACAAGTGCTCATGATCAACGGCGACAAATTGGTCGGGGCAACCGCCAACACCATGAACAGCGCGCTGGGACAGCGCCGCGTGCTGGTCGAAAGGGGGGCCGTATAAGTGGAAAAACGAACACTACACATCGGGGCGTACAATACCGCCGCGCACGGCTGGACGCTTGCAAGCTGTAACTTGTCCGACCCGGAGCAAAAAACGAAATACATCGACAAGAACGGAGGCGACGGAGCGTGGGACCTCTCCACCGTTAACACCAGCGGGCTGCCGCGATACAACACGCGCACGTTGACAGCCACGTTGGAGTGCTCCGAAGGTACACGAACCGAGCGCACTGCATTGATCGGGGAGCTGGTCAATCAACTAGACGGGCTGGAGTGGCAAATTGTTCACCCGGATCACCCAGATTATTACTTGATCGGGCGCGTTCATGTCGAGGTGGACTTTAACCGGCCCGCTCATTCTTCCGTGACGCTGACCGCTACCGTCGAACCGTGGCTCTACAAAGCACAGGAAACTATGTACACCTTGAAGGCTTCGGAGGAGGAGAAGACCGCGGTCTTGTCTAACAGAGGACGCAAGGCGTTGGTGCCCGTGTTGACCGTGACCGGAGATATCTTGTTGAAATACGGCACGGCATCCATCGCATTGACCGATGATGCCAGTTATCAATGGCCCGTTTTGCTACTCACCCCCGGCGATCATGTTGTGACTTTTAGCGGGGATGGGACGCTGGTCGTCACGTATAGAGAGGCGGTGCTTCGATGATCCAGATTTTCGCGGACGGCGTGCTGGCGTATGACAGCCGCTTGGAAGATTACGACCTCCAAAAGCTGGAAGTCACCACGGGACTGAACAAAGGAGGCACGGCGGAATTCGTCATGCCTCCCAGGCATCCCGCGTATTCCCTGTTTACCAGCTACAAGACCATCGTGGAAATATATCGCGACGAGCTTCTGAAATTCAGAGGGCGCGCGCTTTATCCGACGACTGACTTTTACAACGTTCGAACGGTGCTTTGCGAGGGCGAGCTTTGTTTCTTCCAAGATGCGGTCTCTCGGCCGTATCTTTATCAGGATGAACCCGCCGCTATTTTCGCTGAGGTGGTCAACGACTATAACAGCCAGGTGGAGCCGGTCAAGCAATTCAAGGTCGGGACCGTAACCGTGACGGACCCGAACGACTACATCCGACTGGAGAGCAAGGAAGCAAAACCCACGCTCAACACAATCAACAAACTGCGAGAGCGCTGCGGCGGGTATTTTATCTTCACCACAGACCCGGCAGACGGCGCTCGAGTGATCAATTGGTACGCTTCTTTGAACTACCGCAGCGATCAAGTCATCGAGTTCGGCGAGAACCTTCTGGACTTCTCCAGCAGCGGAGCCAACACAAACCTGGCGACCGCCGTTCTTCCGTATGGCGCGCAGTTCGGCAGCGCCGGAAGGGTCACCATCGAGAGCGTCAACAATGGCAAGGACTACATCGTGGATGAGGAGGCCAGAGCGCTTCGGGGCTTTATTATAAAGCCGGTGGTCTGGGATGACGTAACAAACCCCACCAACCTGTTACGCAAGGCGCAGGAGTGGCTGGCGTCAAACCGCTACATCATCACGTCGCTGAACTTGACAGCGCTGGACCTGTCGTGCTTGCAAGAGGACATCGACAGCTACCAGGTCGGAGACAATATCCGGGTGAAGTCTACGCCCCACGGCGTGGATGAGGACTTCCTGCTGACAGAGCGCACGGAGGACCTGCTCAACCCTGCCAACAGCCGGATCACGCTGGGCAAAGAGATCCGCACACTGACCAGTGCGGACGTGGCAGGAGACAGCCAAAACCTCTCCGAGCTGCAGCGGGTATCTACGCAGATAACGGCGGACTACCAGCTGAACATCGCCAACGTGGTGAACGAAACCGAACGATCGTTGGTCTCATTGATCGAACAGACAAGCGAAACCATCAAGCAGGAAGTCTCGCAGGCTTACACCACGAACGATCAATTGACCGAGGCGGTCTCTTCCAGCATGAGCCAATTCGCGGATCAATTCCTGTTTGAGTTTGAGAGCTTGAAAGCTACGGTCGATGCGAACGACGCGGAAGCCCGCGCTCAGCTCACAGAAATCTATAAATATATCAGCTTTGACAACGGCGACATCAAGCTGGGAGCCAGCGATAGCGCCATCACTCTGACACTTGAAAACGATATGATCGTCTTTAAGAAGAACGGCGCGCGGTTCGGATGGTGGGACGGCGTGGACTTCCACACGGGCAATATCGTGGTGGAGGTGAACGAGCGGGCACAGTTCGGTAACTTTGCTTTTGTGCCACGCTCCAATGGGTCGCTGTCATTCTTGAAGGTGGGAGGATAAAACATGGCAACAAGCGGAAGCAAAAGCGTCGCGGTGACATCCTGGGACACGTTGAAGTTCAGCTGGTCCCAGAAAAGCCAAAGCGTCGCCAATAACACGACCATCATCAGCTGGACGTTGCAGCTGATCGCAACCAGCGACGGCGCCATCAGTTCCAGCGCGTCCAAGACCTGGTCGGTCACGGTCAACGGCACCAAGTACAATGGCACCAACACCGTGGGCATCAGCAATAACAACACCAAGACCTTGGCAAGCGGCACGACGACCATCACGCACGCAGACGACGGCACCAAGTCTTTTAGTTATTCATTCAGCCAGCAGTTCGACATCACGTTCAACGGCTGGATCGGCACAATTTCCGGCAGCGGCAGTGGTACTTTAAATACCATTCCCAGAGCGTCGCAGCCTTCGTTGGTAACTTGGCCCGAGACCACTGGAAACGTGGGCGATTTCGGAGAGACTTTTTCAATTCACATGAATCGAAAATCTGACGCATTCACTCACACAGTGCGCTATGCTTACGGCGATCGGACCGGAACCATCGCCACCGGCGTGACGACAGGCACGACTTGGGCGGTCCCGTTATCTTTTATGAACGACATCCCGGCCGCGACAAGCGCATCAGGACGTATTTACGTGGACACATACAACGGCAGTACTTTGGTCGGCACCAAGTACACCGGCTTCACGGTCACAGTCCCTGCCAGCGTGAAACCTTCTTGCTCCTTGACGTTGGAGGACATCACAGGCGCCGATGACATTTATGGGTCGCCGGTACAAGGGCTCTCCAAGATTAAAATCACAGTAAACTCATCGCTGGCTTATAGCTCTCCGATCGTCTCATATACGGTCAAAGCCAACGGCGCGATTTATTCAACTGCGACGGCGACCACCGGAGCGTTGAAAACATCGGGCGACTCCCTGATCACGGTGACGCTCAAAGACAAACGCGGCAGAACCGGATCGGCAAGCTACACCATGAAGGTGTTGGCGTATGCGTACCCGGTCATTTCCGCTTTGACGGTTCAACGCTGCGATGCGAACGGAACCGAGAACGATCAAGGCGAGTATATCAGAGCGAATTTCAGCGCAGTCATTACTTCGCTGAATTCAAAGAACATCGCCAATTATGTGCTTCGATACAAAAAAACCACAGAAAGCAATTTCACGTCGGTGACGCTTAGCAATTTGGCGAATGTGTACACGATCAACGGAGCGGATCATGTCTTTGAAGCAGACAGCGGCAGTTCTTACGATGTGGAAGTGACAGCAACTGACCGACACGGAACCACGACAAGAATCACCAGCGCGTCAACGGCATTCACGTTGATGAACTGGGGAGCGGATGGCACCAGCATCGGCATGCTTAAAGTCGCAGAAAGACCCGGAGCCGTGGACGTCGGAGGTGATATATACCTCAACGGACGCGCTTTATATGGAGCTCACGGCATGATCGACAATCGTTCTACTAACGAAATTCCCGAGTGGTACATGACGACGTATGGTCGCGGGACCGTTTGGGAGTTCAAAGAGTTGGAGGCAATCGGCTTCACGGCTCCGTCTTCTACTTACGGGCCAGTTCAGACCATCATTCCTTGGAAGGACGCATCGGGAGGTTTGCCGAGGCAAGTCGCCTATGAAGGCAGGACACGCTGGACTCGCATTGCCGGTTCAGCTAATGCGTGGGGATCTTGGCAATCCGATGCTCTGATCGCGTACCCTGTGGGAAGCATTTATATCTCATACAGTCATATCAACCCGACCACGCTTTTTGGCGGCACATGGGTGCGTTTGACCGGTGGATTCTTATGGGCTTCTCAAGCGGGAGACACTATTGGTCAGACCGGAGGAGAAAGGGAGCACAAGCTGACCGTGAACGAGCTGCCGGTACATACTCACGGCTCAACTTACACCAACAGCGGCGACGCTACAAAGACTCACGCTTGGCTGGCTTCCGGTGGTAGCGCCATGGCTTACGATAGCGTGGAGACCGGAGGCGGAGCGGCTCATAACAACATGCCACCTTATATTCAGGTGTCAATTTGGCGACGCACAGCATAATTTTTGAAGAAAGGAAAAACGAGCATGGCACAAAATCACAAAGACAAAATACACGACACCGACCCGCGTTGCAGCATTGATCCAATCACGCGGGCGATTATAAACGAGACATCGCAGAAGTTCACTTTGGTGAAGGGCGATCACAATTCCGAACGCTTCTCCTTTTCGCTTCCCCGCTTGATTGATAAGCATGATATGTCGCTTTGCAATCGCGTGCGAGTCCACTATATCAACATCGATCAAATCACAAAGGAGCAGTCCGCGGACTGCTACGAAGTGGACGACCTTCACATCGATCCCGATGACGAGAACGTGGTCGTGTTCTCCTGGTTGGTCGCTGGGACGGCCACAGTTTATGCCGGTTCGCTCAGCTTCGGTGTGACTTTCGAGTGCTTGGACGGTGACAAAGTCCAGTACCGCTGGAGCACTGCACCGAACACCAGCATTCGAGTATCCGATGGCTTTGACAACGCGCCTCTCATTATTGAAGAATACAGCGACATCCTCCAGACGTGGTGGGATCGCCTTTATTCCACGTCCAGCCTGCCCATCGAGGTGCGCAGCATGGAGGAGTTCCAGGAGCTCACCAAGAAGGGCGAAGTCAAGCCCGACACGCTTTATCTGCTGGAGGACGACCCCACGCTGGAGGAAGTTATAAAAACGAGCGAAGACGCAGCTAAGGCTTTGGAGGATGTATCCACGACGATAAAAGATGTCGAGGACTTGAAAGAAGGAATAGCCGCTATTGAAGTAGAGACAGCCGCTATTAAAGAAGATATAACCACCAATGAAGCAGAATTAGTCGCTATTGAAACAGAAATAGCTGCTATTAAAGAAAGAGTCGAAACAATTGAAGACACAAATGAAACATTTAATGCAGCTGAAGAAATAGCCGCCATTAAAGAAGATATAGTCGCTATTGAAATAGAATTAGGCCATATAGGCGGAGAAGTCTCAACAATAAAGTCCGACGATTTATATCGCTTAGATCTATTCATCGCAGGCCTTCGCGAAGATCTAACTACCTTAAACAGCAAAGTAGAAGATGATTATTTGAAAAAAAGCGGAGGCACGATCGACGGCAATTTAACAGTCGTCGGTGCATTAAACGCCACCGCAACACGTGCACACAACGCCACAAAAGCAGAGAGCGCAACGGAAGCAGACCACGCCACAAGAGCAGATAACGTAGATACGGCCGACAGCGCAAACAAGTTAGCGGGGTGTAAGTCCGCTCAGTATGATGTGCGAGCAGATGGATTTATCATTGCTGAGTATGGCGTGTATTTACTTATTGGTCATTCACAAACTGAAAACTCGGAAAGCTTTGTAACGGACGTTATAGCTATACCATATCTCACCGAGCCAGCGTATGGTTCATACGTCGGTAATACTTACGTCTCAGCCTATGAAAATACTGAATTTGGGTATCGTTTACGCTTTAACCCACAAGCTTCATCTACGCTTACAGGTTACAGCGCTTATAAAATAATGGATTTATAAAGGAGGCAAAGCATGGCAACTTTTAACGGAAAAGAGATCCTGCTCGCAGGGCTGAGAGGTCCCAAAGGCGATCCCGGTGCCGACGGAACCGTGAGCTTTGACAAGCTGACCGCCGAGCAAAAAGCATCGCTCAAAGGCGAAAAAGGCGACAGAGGCGACAAAGGCGAAAAAGGTGACACGGGCGCTCAAGGTATACAAGGCATACAGGGCGAAAAGGGCGATAAAGGTGACAAAGGCGACAAGGGTGATCCCGGAGAGGGCGGCGGCGCAAACAATATCGTTGACGGCGAGGGCGCACGATCTTTAAAACAAATAGACATTGATGGGTCTATAAACCCAAGCAATAGAGCAGAAGGCATAAGCTCTGCGGCATTTGGTGGCAATAACTACGCAAAAGCAAATTATGCATTTGTTACGGGAAAGGACAATACGGCAGAAGGCTCCCATTCGCTGGTGGGCGGTGAAGAAAATAAATCAAAAGCAAGCTGGTCGTTTACTGTAGGCAAATACAACAGAAACTCCGGAGAATTTGGCGGAAATATCGTATTTGGAACTAATAATCATACGGCAAAAAGCGAGTCCGACGAGTTTATTTATTCAAGCGATAATATGTTAATGGGCGGCAAAGATAACCTTAACATCTGCCCCGTGTCGGTACTTGTCGGCGAAGGTTGCAAGATCTTCGACCAAGACGGCTATAATGTGGTATTTGGCTATCATAACGAGGTACACGCAACTGGAAACGAAAGTATCGGCGGTCACGGCAACACAGTTAACGGAAACGGAAACATCGTCAAAGGCAGCGGAAATGCGGTGTTTGGCAAAGACAACAATAAAAACGGTGTCGGCGGCATCGGGCATCAAAATCTTATTTTTGGCAGAGAAAACAATGTAGCGAACGGTGCTTGTGCAAACTTTTCGCTTATTGGCGGCAGAAATAACAACCTTAACGGCGGAAATTCAAGCGCCGTTGTTGGTGAAAACTGCAATGTTGGGGGAGTAAACTTCAATTATATGTTCGGCGTGGGGTTGAAATCAAACAACCCTAATACTGTCACTATTGGCACTTATAACGAACAAAGCAATTATAATAGCGGAAAGTTGCTTGTGATTGGAAACGGCACAAGTGATAACGCGAGAAGTAATGTGTTTGAGGTAAACAAAAACGGCACAGTTCAAATATACGGAGCTATAAAAATCGGAAATACGATTATTACCGAAGATCAACTTATTAAACTTTTAGCCCTTATCGGGTAACAAGACAACGAGGAGCTGATCACCTTGAAAAAGGTATTTATCGGAGCAGGACACGGAGGCACAGACAGCGGAGCCGTCGGCAAGGGCGGCCTGCTGGAGAAGTCTCTCAACCTATCAATCGCGAAGGCCTGCGGGGCTGAGCTGGAGCGCCACGGCGTCTCCATTCGCCTCAGCAGGACGAAAGACGAGAACGACCCGGTGGAGCAGGAGGTCGCGGAGTGTAACAGCTTCGCGCCTGACCTGGCCGTGGATATTCACAACAACGCCGGAGGAGGAGACGGGGCTGAAACCTTTTACAGCAAAGTGGGAGGCATCGGCAAGACCGCCGCGGTGAATATTATGGCAGAGATCGCGAAGCTGGGCCAAAAGTCCCGAGGCGCTAAAACGCGCCTCAATGCTTCCGGGCGTGACTACTACGCCTTCATCCGAAACACCAAAGCGCCCGCCGTGATCGTTGAGTGCGCCTTCGTTGACAGCAGCGACATCGCGCTGATCGACACTGAACCGGAGCGCGTAAAAATGGGAGAGGCTATCGCCCGCGGAATATTGAAAACGCTGGGCATCGCCTACAAGGCCGAAAACAAGCCCGCAGAGGCGTCCACGCTTTACAAGGTACAAGTGGGAGCCTACAAGGACAAAAAGAACGCAGAGGCAGAGGTTGCCCGACTCAAGCGGGCAGGATTTGATGCCATCATAACGACATAAGGAGAAACATCAAAATGGAAAGTTTGACACCCGGAGCGATTCTCACAGCGGTGCTGGCAGCGGCCTCGGCTATTGTATTGCTCTCGAACGCAGCGGAGAAGATCGTCAAAGCGGTCAAAACTGCAAAAGCACCGAACGAGCAGCAAAACAAGCGCCTCGACGCTTTGGAGGAGTGGAAGCGCGACGTTGACCGAAAGTTGCTCAATGACAACAACCACCTGAACGCCATCGACGAGGGGGCGCGCGTCACACAGCGAGCTCTCATCGCCTTGCTGGAGCACGGCATCGACGGCAACAATATCAAGCAAATGCAGGACGCAAAGACCGAACTGCAAAATCATCTTATAAACCGATAAGGAGGAAAAAACGATGACAAAAGAAAAAGCAATCAAGTGGATCAAAGCCGCAGGAGCGCGAGCACTCAAAACCGTGGCACAAACAGCCATCGCGACAATTGGCACCGCGACATTGATGGGTGCGGTGGACTGGGTGCTGGTCGGCAGTGCGTCAGCGCTTGCCGGTATCCTGTCTTTGCTCACCAGCGTGGCAGGACTTCCCGAACTTAAAGAGTAAACGCAAAAACCCCCGAAAGGTTCAGGCCTTCCGGGGGCTTTTTTTATGCTCTTTTTTATTATGTCCTACATATACATGCAATCGAAATAGCATGTAGATGTCAGACATATAAGACAAAATTAAACGCGGAGAGTGAAATCGAGATCGAAGGGCGGTTGATTCTTTTTCTTGCCCGTGCCGAGGTTGGGTCGACGATATACGATCCGCTCTATACAAGCCCTCACGAGTTTGTTCTGTTCTTCGACGGGCGCGTCTGGGTCTTTGAGCGCGTTCAATGCCGCGTGGAAGGTAATTAGTTGTTCATGCAAATCGACGTGGACGGGCGTGGCGTTTTTTGCTTCACATAACGCTTGATTGATTTCGGCGATTTCCGCGACGGTGTTCGCGTTCAGTTTTTCGAATACGTGCTGCGGGATTTCGCCTTTGATTTTTTCATCCCATTGTTTAGTTTCCAACTCACGCAATTGTTCGAGTCGTTTTTCCAATCGCTCGATCAATTGCATGTGAACTTCTGCGCTGTCGTCAACGCCGGCTTCGATGCGAATTTCAAAATCGTCGATGCATTCTTGCAACACGTTGATCACTTCGTCAACGATTTCGCTCAAAATCGCTGATCCGTTTTCTTTACAGCGTGCGTCGGCGCACAATAATCGCGGGCGTCCGATATACCCGCCTTTTATTTTTGGTTGTTTATATGTCATGGTTTTTCCGCACGAGCATCGAATGACACCAGACAAGGGGTTTTTCAATCCTGATTTTTTCGGTGCTCGCGGTATGTTTCCGCGCATCGCTTGTACTTTATCCCAAAGTTCGATCGGTATGAGCGCCGGATGCAATCCTTCGAAGATCAAGCAATCTTCGGCAGTCACACGTCGCCTTTTGATTTCGCCGTCTTTCACCGTGTTTTCGAAACGACGATAATTCCAGCGCACTTTCCCGATGTAGTGCGGATTTTGCAAAATCTCAGCGATCGAATTTGGTGCCCATTTAACGCCGTTCATTGGACGACCGTATTTCGCATCCAATATATCGCAGATTCTGATCGCGCCGAGGCCTTGAGCGTATAGTTCGAAGACGCGTTTGACGATCGGTGCTTCGTCCGGATGCGGTTCGAGTGTTTTGCATGTTCGATTTGTGTTTTTATCTTTATATGAAGTTTTTTTGTAGCCGTATGGAGGAATCGATCCTATATATTGCCCGCTTTTTACGGCTAACAGTTTGCCGTCAAACATGATTTTCTTTTGGTATTCTAAGTAATCATTACCGCGCATCAATTCACGTTCGAATTGTTCGCGATCACGATCGTCGCGCAAATCGTAACATCCGCGCGGCGTGAGCACGACAGTGCCTGTATAGCGAAGGACTTTCACCAAATAACCGATATCTTGCAAATCGCCGCGAGACAGCCGGCTTGGTTCTTTGCAAACGATGGCTTTGATTTCAGGCGATTCAACTTTTCGCAGCAGTTCCATCATGCGTGGACGACCTTTCAGCGTCTCTCCTGATACGACTTCGCGAAAAATATTTTCTGTCGGGATCGGGTCTGTGTTCGGGAGCGCCACCTTCATCCAATCGATGATCAATTCTTCGTGCTTGGCAAGAATTTCGTCCACGGTCATCAAAGGATCGTCAGCACGTGATTTTCGCAGATACAAAATAATTTCTTTTCCTTTTAAATCCGGTAGTACGTACATGGTTTTCCACCTCTCTTATGAACTTTTTTCACAAATCTGTCAAACTGTGACTCTTTTCGACGCGGTCGATGTGCTATAATCTGTTATGGAACACACGTTCGAAGGAGGGCATATTATGCAACAAGAACAAACCATCAGACAAATCATCGAACGCTTGCAAACGTGCGCCGATGAGCACCTTCTGGATTTAATTTTGAAACTACTCATTGAAAGCGGTTATTAACTGTTTAATGCCCCGGTACTGACTTTCATTGAGTTCGGCGAGAGCCGCGACAGTCTCATAAAAATCAATATCAGTTCTCATTCTAACGATCAACTTTGCGAGTTGGTCGTTCTTTTTTTGGTCTGCAGTGCGTTCCATCGGGACATCGTATCCGAGGAGCCATGCTTCGTTTACATCTAATAATTGAGCGAGAATGTACAACCGATCAGACTTTGGTTTGGATTTGCCTGACATGTAATAGCTGAGCGTGCCTTTCGGAATATTCGTTCTTTCAACAACATCAACCGCGCGCATTCCGCGTCTTTCCATCGCGATCGCGAGCCGTTCGGGTAAAGTACCTTTTTTCATTTATATCACCTCCTGATGTTATTATAACACAAAAAGTGGAACATTTCAATAAAAGTTCCGCTTTTTTGAAAAAACTAGTTGACAAATGAAAATCCGCGTCTTATAATGTTGACGTGTTCAAGAAAGTTGAACTTGTTTCAGATTCAAAAACGAAGAAAGGAGGCACAATCGTGAAAGACAAGACAATCGTCTTCGACTTCAGCAAACTGAAAGGCCGAATCATTGAAAAATTTGGCACGTTGTCAAAATTTGCTGAAGTCGCTCACATCAATCGCAGCGCGTTGAGCAGCCGTTTGAAAAACAAAACCAAATGGCCGCCTGATGATGTCATTCGCGTTTGCGATGAGGATTTGCTCGACATACCGCCCGAACAAATCCATCTATATTTTTTTGTTTTGAAGTTCTAAAATGTAGAACAACATCGCAAAAATTACAACTCCGCATATCATCAGGAGGTAACACATGAACATCGTTCGAGTCTCGCGCCCCGAACTCACCGCGGAGGAGAGGGAAAAACGCATGCGCGAAATCAAACAAGCAGCGATCGATCTGATCGTTGCAACCGAAAAAACAAAAATCAGAAAGGAAAACACTCATGAACAACATCACCATTGAACTTTGCGCGGATGATCGCGCAAGGTTGGACCGGCTTGTCGCCGCTTTGGAAGCAATTCAAATCGATGCTTCAAAAGTCGCGAAACCTGATCCTGAATCGACATCGCTCGACGACGTGCAGCAACGACTCGCCGAGACGATAGCAAAAACTGAAAAGATCGAAAACATCGAATCGCCGGCACCTACCGTCACCGAGGCCGACATTCGCAGCATAGCTCGCACACTCATCGAACAAGGCAAAAAACCGCAGTTGAAAGCAATCGTTGACAAATACGCGCCGAGCATTTCCGGCATTCCGGAAGAATCGATGCCGCTCGTATATGAAGAATTGAAAGTCCTCGTGGGGGTGTAAACAATGGGAGATAAAAAAATCATATACATCGCCGGCCCGATGACCGGCGTGGAAAAATACTGGGAAGCGTTCGAACGTGCAGAAGACGATTTGATCGCGTTCGGATACATACCGCTCAACCCCGCGAAAAACCCTGCTGGTTTAACCAATGCTCAATACATGCGAATCGACATCGGCATGATCGACGTGGCAGACGCTGTTTTGTTCCTGCCTGGATGCGAAAACAGCGAGGGCGCGAAACTCGAACATCATTTTTGTGAATACATCGCGAAACCGATCGTGTATGTGAGAGAACGCGACTGGGCGACCGGCGAGAAATATCCGCGCGAAGTAACGTTCGCATGGCTCAAAAATGATTTGGAGGAGGTGTTCAAATCGTGACAGGCATCATCATTACATCAATCATCTGCTCCACGTTGGTGCTGATTTGCCTAATCGGGAAGAAGGAGAATCGTAAATGACTAAATTATTTGCTAACAACACGACGATGGTTTTGATCCTTGCTGCTGTGATCGTGATCGTGAGCATATTACTGCTCAACCACGCTTTTCAATCCACGATGGACGCGATCGAATGGCACGAACAGACGTATCAAGTGAAAGACGGAGACACGCTTTGGGCGATATCCGGCAAATACTGCCCCGACAGCGTTGATCGCAGAGAATGGATCGACGAGATTCGAGCTTTGAATCATCTGTCCGGCAGCACCGTTCACGAAGGTCAGCACCTCATCGTCTTAGTGCCGATCAGATAAGGAGGTAACGCATGAAAAACGAACTAAAAAAAATCATCGATGAACATCAAAAATGGTTGAAAAACGAAAACGGTTCGAGAGCTAACCTGTCGAGAGCTGACCTGTCGAGAGCTGACCTGTCGAGAGCTAACCTGTCGTGGGCTAACCTGTCGTGGGCTAACCTGTCGGGGGCTAACCTGTCGGGGGCTAACCTGTCGAGAGCTGACCTGT